GGGAGGGTTATGATTAATCATATATGCATTAAGGTGAACAGTGTTAACCGTCCGTGAGCAATTCTGCTCGGTTGCGAATTAATCCGCAGTATTCTAGTCTGTTAACTAGTAAATCGATAAATTCATCGATTCTTTCGTGTTTCTGTTCAGATCTGGCTTCGTAGAGTAACTGATTTGCTGCTATTGTTTCCATCTGTAATCTCAGTTGCTCTCTGCCTTCGTTGTCTAGTTCTGGATCAATTTCTTCTGCTAGTCCTGGCGGAATAAATATCGAAGTTTCTCCTAATTCTGGGAAGTCATCGTTTTCTTCTTCGATTTGATCAGTCATTCCTGTTAGCACATTCTCCATCTCTAAATCTTTGAATCCTACAAGCAATGTTTTAGCTAATTTTAACAGTTTGCGAGATAGGCTTCCATTTAAGATATTTCCGATTGTTCCGAATGCGCGCTCGAGTGATCCATATGAATTGGCTGTCATTTGCAAAATGTCAGACATACCTGATTTAGGTTGAGTTTCGAAATGCATTGTGTACTCGATGCGGACTGAACCATTCCATCCTTGCAGACAAATGAAAGGCATGGCTGTGCCGATCATGATAACCTTGTTTTGAACATCTTCAAATTCTGCTGCTCGATTGGTCTGAGGTATCATGATTGCTGCTCCAGAAGGATTATCTGATAATCTAGTATAAATACTATCATGCAAAGAATCCGGCGTGATACCAGCGTTGGCATTGCCATATGGAAGAGCTGAATACATCACCACTCCGTCTTGTGATGATTCAGGTCTTGGGTCATACACTTTTAGGCCAGCAGAAACTAATCTAGCTCTGGAAGTGTATGATGAACTCATAATCTCATTCTCTCCGAACTGGGATCCATAATTAGTGAATGGATAGATTGTAGCGTTCCAGTTTTGGTATACCCTGACTGCTTTTGTCTCGTGCGGGGTGAGCCAAATCAAGGTATTGCCGGAAGCATTAACCGTCACCGTTCCTGTCGTCGGTGCTTTGTGCGTTGCAACAGGAAAATATGAAGGATAGGCTGGCGAGCCAATTTTCTTGTCGAACGGATCCAGTACTGAAGTTATGTAGCTGATTTCGGTTTTCCGGTGCGCCTTCAGTATGTCGTCGGGTGTAAACGTCTGCTCCGCTCGGGTCCTGTTGGGCTGGCGCTTGCGTCTTTTCGTGTTCTTTCGGGGATTGGTCATGTGTTTTATTACCCTCAAACCCGCCAAGACGGAAGCGAATTTGTCAGACAAGTAGATCATGTCTTTTCTGGATTTGTACTGACTTAACACCTGGGCAGCTTCGAGACGGGTCATGGAATAGCCCTTGTGCACCCTCATCTCTATCTGCATCTCCGCCACGAGATCGATGTGCTTGGTGATATGTGCATGCTCGGATACGACAGGG